GTTTTTCATCAGTCAGTGTTGATTAGTGGAATTGGTAGGTCCACACCTAAACGCAGTTTAAACTCGTGCTATTGAGCCCACACTTGGTCGTGCGGTTAACGTTAATGGTAAACGGGTTGAATAGATGTTTTCCTTCATCAGATTTCCTAAAATCATGTAATTGTGACAGAACGTCGCGTGGCTTTTATGTAAAGCGTAACAGAATCACGAGCCTACAATCATGTAGCATACATTCGCCCCCGAGCACGCCTCTTACGAGGTGCAACCCGGAGTGAACGCACGCTTGAATTGATTGGGACGACAGTGGTGGTAGTCGTCTTCTTCTTTGCAGGTGGTTGCTTTCTCCTTCCTTGTGGCTTTGGGTTGGTGGTAGTGGTGGTCACTGTTTTGCGAGCAGGCATTAGGCGAGATGCGCCTCGTGCTCCAGCACCAATGATATTTCCAATAGCACCAGCGCCAGGGACAACATTGCCGAGAGCACCCCCTATGATGGGGGCGTATTCAGCGATGGCTTCCAAGACGTCCTTAAACCATTCGCCAAGGGGATTCATGCCAACTGGGACAGCTATGGGAAGCGTATCTAAGACCTTGGAGTAGATCTCAATGGCAAGAGGGTCAAAGCAGGGCGGGGGCCGAGCTAAGACAAGGAGATTGGGGTCAGCAATGGATGGAACACGTTCAAAGTAGTACCTCGCAGTAACCTGGAGCGTCGTTTGAGGGCTAAGCCCAGAAAAGACGCACCCGTTTATGTCGAAGGGTAACAATGTACTGTTCGCTTGCCCATTGCACTCAAATGGGAGATAAGCCAATCTAGTGGCTTGCTCCTCAAGTTGGGTCTGGTTTGGGGTAGTGATGAGTCCACACAAGCCAGTGACAGGAGAAGAGTAGGCATTTTCCATCTCATTGAGCGTGCTAACGGAGTAAGTTCCAGCGGCAGCGGCCCAAGTCTTGGAATTTGGGAAAAGAGCAGCATTAGCCATGGTGTCAGGAGGTAGAGCACCGTAGGCACACACTTGGGAGTATTCGGCTTCAACATCGAGGCACATACCATTTTGTTTATTGCAAGGACTACGGTAGTTGGTCACGGTACCTTGCTTGTTAAGGTCAGATGTGGTATTAGTAACTTCGACACCACCAGCAATAAGACGGTAAAAACCAGTCTGATAAGCAGGTGGGAAACCGAGCTTCTCTTCAGAAGTGAACGTTGTGGCGGCAGTCCACGCATCCCCGTTAGGAACGGAAATAGCGTTGAAACCCCCAACAAGATATGCACCAGTTTGGTCCTGGGCAGTATGTCCATCTTCACTCAAAAGCGTCCGATAGTATCTCGGATCAGACACAGGTGTCGAGTTTTGAGCCCAAGAGTACGAACAAGGGTTGAGGAATATATGACAATCCCACAACCCGTCGTCGTCAAGAGGAGTTGAGATAGATGTGGTCAAGTTAACACATTGCGTGATTGAACGACTAGTTGAAATTCCGGGGTAACCGTCAACGGAGATTTCAGAGTCGTGGAAAGGGTCGGTTGCGATAGTGAGCCAATTAACCCCAGCGGGTGTAATGGCTTTCTCCCTAATTAGCTCGTTTAATATAGCACGAGCTTGGCGTGTATGGTTCGAATTTGCATTAGACATCGGGATCTTTTATCCCTCCGGCCTCCACGTTCGATGGCAGCATGAATTGTTGAGCACATTCAATAGCTTTGGTAACTGTGTCCGGGTTAAAAAGGCGCCCAGAGACGGCCTCGCGGCCATCCCACATACTCCTGAGATAGGCTTCATCAGACCAAAAGTCAATGGCAAGTTGCGCTTCCTCCACTTGAGGGTGTAGCTGGCAAAATGCGATAACAATCGGTCGTAAAGCAGTGTATTCAGGTTTGTGCGGGTAGTACAGCAAAGCGAATGCCATAAAACGGATAAAAGTGATGCGAACGTCCTTGTCAATAGGGATACACAATCCTGCTATGAGTCGTTCAAGGTTATAATGCGGTACGTAGTAACTAGAATCCCAATGCGATCGGGTAATCTTGAAACCACAAAATTCAGAACCAACGGGTCCATTTGTTGTTACGAGCGTTTTCAAGCGCACACCACAACGGCTAACATTTTCTGCATAAAATTTTCCAAAACCAAGATGGTAATGTTTTAAATTAGCAGTTCTGTCATCGCCGTAGAAGTGCGTACCTTTGAGATTTTCACGAGGGTCTGCTTTGGACAGACCACGGGCGTGCAATATCCTCATGTAGTTTTCAACCAATTTCCTGGCGATACAATTATTTTCGGTGGTCGCATCCGCCCCAGAGGGGTTGGTGCGATTGTCGATCATTATCATGTCTCCATTAGGTAGAAGTATATAGGGCCTACATAAGTTTTCAATCAGGGTATGAACAAAGAACTCATCGTCCTCTTTCAATTCCCCAGATTCTTGCAACGCGCGGATGCGTATATTGTACACATCGCGCATGAAAAGAAAGCGCTTATCCCAAAATTCGTCATCTTCAGACTGAACCTCACCTCCTTCGAGGGTAAGAGCCAGTCGATGAACACCCCCCCAAAAAACACACATACCATGGCGTATCTCCAATTTGTCACGGAGCCGCTTACTTTGCTTAGAGAAATAATGCTTATGAAGAACGACGGCGGGGGCCGCCATTATCACGAACATACGCTGCTTACGCTTCAAGTATTTAACAAGAGGCGTCAATTCAGCTTTCATCACAGCACGATTGATCATCGGTAGTGCGTTAGACCTAAAATGCCACTTAGCGGCATCTAGGATTTTGGGGTTTTGTCTCCTCCAATCAGCTTTTGAACGGAAGCGAGTCGCTGCGGTTGTGTAACCACAGGCTTTGCTCCAGTCGATTTCGCTCTCGATCTCTTCTTGCGTCGATTTTTGGTCACCGACGAGGAGATGCCTGAGTTGTTGGTAGGTTGTTTCGACTGCTTTTTTCCATTCGTCGGTTTCGAGGAAACCTCGGTCAATGTCGCTCCGGAATTCTTGGAGGACGTATTCGACGGTGGATTTGGCAGCTTGGGTGCGACAGTAGGACAGAGTTGGCACTCGATATCCTTTGTCGGTGGCGAATTTGGAGAAGGCATTGGCCCGCGTGACGGTTGCGGTTGTGTCAATGTCTTCTGGGAGATTTGTCTTTGACTGGAGTTTGCCAATCGGGACGAGGGAACCTCCGCCAACGGTCGTGCATTCGGCTGCAACAAGACGGAGTCTGTTGGGCCTGCCACGACGTTTTTTGGGCCGGTAGGTAAGGGTGAGGATTCATATTTCGCTTCGATTTGCTTACGCACACTAGCGCGTCTATTAGCTTCATAGGTCGACAACTTATCATAGAACTGAGTCCAGT